ACGCGGTCTTCATCCAGATCGAGGACGGCACGCCCGGCGACCTGGAGATCGTCAGCTTCGGCCACATCCGCACCTTCGGCGATGTGATCGGCGCCATGGGCTCGCTCTACAGCGAGGAGCATGACCGCAAGACGCTGGTCATCGACAGCCTGTCCGAGCTCGAGAAGCTGATCTGGGCCGAGACCTGCAGCCGCAACAACTGGAAGCAGATCGAGGACGCCGGGTACGGCAAGGGCTACGTCGCCGCCGAGTACGTCTGGCAGGAGTTCATCGACGGGATGAACGCCCTGCGCCGGGACCGCGGCATGATGGTGGTGCTGATCGCCCACAGCGAGACGGCCCGCTTCGACGACCCGACCAGCCAGTCCTACAGCCGCTACGAGATCGACCTGCACAAGGGCGGCAAGGCGATGATCGACCGCGAAGTCGACAACATCCTGCTGATCAAGCAGGACGTCACCCTCCTCAAGGAGGAGCAGGGCTTCAACAAGAAGCGGAACATCGGCGCCGGCGTGTCGCGGTACATCTACTGCACGCCCTCGGCCGCGTTCAACGCCAAGAATCGCTACGGCATGCCCGAAAAGCTGCTGTTCGAGAAGGGTCAGGGCTACGCCGCCCTGGCTCCGTACTTCCCGCAAACCCAAGCGGCCCCTTCGGCCGCGCAAGCCGCCTGAAGGAGGGCGCACACATGGCCGCACTCGGCAAGACTTTCGACCCCAACGATGTGCAGGACGACTCCGTTCTGCCCGCTGGCGACTACAAGGCGCAGATCATCTCCAGCGAGATCTCCGCGACCAAGGCCGGCGACGGCCAGCGCCTGAACCTGACCTACGAAGTGACCGACGGTCCCTTCGCCAAGCGTCAGTTCTGGCAGGGCCTTAACATCGTGAACCCCAACGCCCAGGCGCAGGCCATCAGCGAGCGCGAGCTGAAGAAGATCACCTCGGCCCTCGGGCTCGGCGCGATCAGCGACAGCGACGTGCTCCACTTCAAACCGATGATCGTCACCCTCGCCATCGAGGACGGCGGCGCCTATCGCGACAAGAACATCGTCAAGAACAACAAGCCGCTGGGCGCCGGCGTCACGGCTTCGGCCACGACCACGCAGACCGCGGCGACGGGTCCGTGGAACGCGGGGGTGGCGGCGTGAGCGGGGATGACCTCGCGTTCGTTCTGGTCGTGCTGATCTTCACGGCCGGCCTGGCTTGGTCGGAGTGGCTTAGCCACCGTCGCCCCGACCGCGAAAACTAACCCAACCGCCGGGCGGGCCCACGTTCCACCACGCGCCCGCCCGGCACCCCCACCATCAACGCTCGAAAGAGCATCGCAGGAAGGAACCTGACGATGACGGACGAACTGCGCCCTGACAATGGGCATGCCCACGAGCTCGCCGAGTGCGAAGCCATGGTGGGCGACATCGAACGGGCCGAGCAGCAGTACCGCGCAGGCTGTCCCATCGCGGCGCGCTCGCATCTGGTCGATGTGGGAACGCGACTCGCCGCCCTGTTCAGGGGGGACGCGGTATGAGCGCCGCCGACTGGACCACGGCGGATGAGGTTCGCGCCTACCGCGAGTGGGCTGGCTGCGGCGTGATGGATGCAAAGAAACTGCTGACCGGGCGGGCATTGCGAAAGCTCCTGTCCGGCAGTCCGAGCCCCCACGACATGCGGCGAGCCTTGCTGCAGATCGTCGACGACTACTATCCCGCCGACCCGGAAGGCCCCTACTGATGGTCGCCCTCCCCGAAACCCAAACCCCCACCGTCTCCGCCATCTGGGCCGGCTGGGAACGCGAAGCCGACCGCACCCCCCGCACCTACCTGGGCGCGTCCGTCCTCGGCGACCCCTGCGAACTCAAACTCTGGCGCGAGTTCCGCTGGGCCCACCCGCCCGAGTCCCACGAAGGCCGCATGCTCCGCCTGTTCGAGACGGGCAACGTCGAGGAGGACCGCCTTGTCGCGGACCTTCGCCGGGCCGGCATGCACGTCGACGCGGTGGATCCCGAGACCGGCCGCCAGTACCGCATCACCTTCGCAGGCGGACACGGCGGCGGCCACACAGACGGCGAGGTCGAGGGCGTTCCGGAAGCGCCGAAGACGCGCCACCTGCTGGAGTGCAAAACCCACAACCACAAGAGCTTCACCGCCCTCAAGCGGCTGGGCGTGGCGGCGCACAAGCCCATGCACTACGCCCAGATGCAGGCGTACATGCACCATCGGGGGCTGACGCGGGCGCTTTACCTCGCGTTGAATAAAAATGACTCCGAGATCTACAGCGAGCGCGTCGAGTACGACCTCAACTACGCCATCGCGCTCATGGTCAAGGCCGAGCGGATCGTCACGAGCGACCGGGCCCCAAGCTGCAACTGCGCGGGGTGGCTGCTGAAGGCGGGGTATGGGTGTGCGGCGGTGGCCGGGCAGCCCACGCTGCGCTCGTGCCGGACGTGCTTGTTCAGCACCGCCCACCTCGACGGCGAGGCGCGCTGGTCCTGCTCGCACCCCAACCACAAGGGCGACCTGACCGTCGAGGACCAGCGCGCCGGATGCGCCGACCACCGCTACCTGCCGGACCTGATCGCCGGGACTCAAGTCGACTTCGATGAGGCTACCGGGGCCGTTGTCTATGAGATGGCGGATGGGAGTCAGTGGGTGGATGGGGGGCCAGGGGCATGAACCAGGCCATCCCAACTACCCGCGCCGAGGCGTTTGCCACCGGGGCAGATCGGTACTTCACCGGCCAACATTGTAAGCATGGGCACCTCACCGAGAGGTATGTCTCCGGCAGCTGTGTCGGCTGTCGCATGGCGCACTACGAGAAGCGGGGGCCGGAAATTGTGGCGCGGATGCGCGCTCACCGGGAAGCTAACCGGGATCGAATCGCCGCAGATCGCAGGGCCCACTACGCCGCCTCCAAGGAAGCCCGAAAGGATGTGCGAAAGGCCCACCTGAAGAAGCGCTGGTTCTATGCCCGCGGCGTCAACCTGCGCGGGCCAGGTCGCGCCCGCGCGAAAGACCTAGCCGCGCTTTGGAAGCGCCAGCGCGGATGCTGCGCCCTTACCGGCCGGCGCCTCGATCGCACGGCCGAAATGGATCACATCATCCCGCGGGTTCGCGGCGGATCGGACAAGATTGAGAACCTGCGCTGGGTGTGCCGCGACGCGAACCGCGCCAAGCAATACATGCTGGACGCCGACTTCTTCGCGCTGTGTCGCGACGTGGCGGCGATGGCCTCGCCATGCTGAACCTGCGCCCATATCAACGCGAAGGCGTCGACGCCCTCTATGCCTACTGGGCTAAGGGCGGCGGCTCGCCCCTCCTGGTTTACCCGACTGGTGCCGGCAAGAGTCTGGTCGCCGCGACGATCATCAAGGAATTGGTCGAGAAGTATCCGACGGTGCGCATCGCCTGCGTTACTCACCAGCGGGAACTGATTTCTCAAAACTATCAGGAGTTGCTGCGTGTCTGGCCGCAGGCGCCTGCCGGAATTTATTCTGCCGGCCTAAACCGTCGAGACACGCAGAGCCGCGTCCTCTTCTGCGGCATCCAATCAGTGTGGAACAAGACCAAAGAGATCGGTTCGTTCGACATCATCCTGATCGACGAGGCCCATCTAATCCCGCGGGCCAGCGACACCCGCTATGGCCGGTTCATCGCCGACCAGCGGGCCATCCGCCCCGACTGCCGGCTCGTGGGTCTGACCGCCACCCCGTACCGGCTCGACTCCGGTCGCCTGGATGACGGCAGGGACGCGCTGTTTGACGAGGTGCTTTACGAGGCCAGCGTCAGCGAACTGATCGACGCTGGCTATCTGTCGCCGCTCGTGTCCAAGCGGATGGTCAGCGAGGTCAACGTCTCCGGCCTCGCTCGCCGCGGCGGGGACTATGTGGCCAGCGCCTTAGAGGGGGCGGCCATGGATGTGGTGGCTCCCGCGGTCGCCGAGCTGTGCGCCTACGGGTCCGAGCGTCGCGCCTGGATCGTGTTCGCCGCGGGCGTGAAGCACGCCATGCAGATCAGGGACGAGGTGCGCGGCCACGGGCACACATGCGAGGCTATCACCGGGGACATGGCCGCAGGCCAGCGCGACTGGTTCATCAACGAGTTCCGCGCCGGCCGCATCCGCTGCCTCACCTCCGTCGGGGTGCTGACCACCGGTTTCAACGTCCCGCACGTCGACCTGGTGGGACTGATGCGCCCGACCCTGAGCGCGGGCCTGTTCGTGCAGCAGGTCGGGCGCGGGTTCCGCATCGCGCCGGGCAAGACCAACTGCCTGGTGCTGGACTGGGCGGGCTTGACCCGGAAGTTTGGCCCCGTCGATGCGATCGAGGTCGAGAGCCGGCGCCCGGGTAGCGGCGCGAAGATGGATCCCGACGCCGTGCGCGCCAAAGAGTGCCCCGTCTGCGAGTCCCTCGCCGCCCTCAACGCCCGGACCTGCAAGGACTGTGGCCACGAATGGCCCGCCTCCGTCGAGCACGACACGATGGCGGACGATGCGCCGATCCTGTCGCGCGAGATCGTGCAGGCCGCCCCCGAACCCCTCCGCGTCCATAGCTGGACCGCCAAACGCCACGCCAAGCCGGGCGCACCGCCGTCCGTCCGCGTCGAATACATGGCCGGGATGCAAGTCTACCGCGAGTGGCTGCTGTTCGAGCATGGCGGCTATCCGGCGCGCAAGGCCGGCCAGTGGTGGCGGTTGCATGGGGGAGACCTGCCCGTGCCCACGACCACGGAGGAGGCGCTTGTGCGTTGGCCGTCGCTTACCGCGCCCGCAACCATCACGACCCGCCCCAGTGGGAAGTGGTTCGAGATCGTGGGCCGCACTTTTGAATCATCACAGCAGGAAGGGGAGGCGGCATGACCATGCCCAGCGAGATCACCGACATCGAGCACCTGATCGACGTCATCGAGACCGAGATCGACGACACCATGGACTACGACTGGAAGCCCCGCGACGGCGCGAAGGCAGTGGCCAAGGCCCTGGTCGAAGCCGGCGCCATCCGGTTCGAGGGGGACGCACAATGACCATGCCCAGAACCTACGAGGACGCGATCGAGGAGATTAAATTTCTCCGCCGGGAGCTCGGGCTTGATCAGGACCGCCGCATGGTCACGCAACTGGCGTGGGCCTACAAGCTGTCGCGCAACCAGGCGCGCATGCTGGCCGCCCTGTACCAGCGCCGCAACCGCATGACGTCGCGCGACCAGATGATGGAAGCCCTGTACGCCGACGATCCCGGCGCCCCGGAAAGCGCCAACATCATCAGTTGCCAGATGCGAGGCATCCGCGTCCGCTTCGGCCTCGACCGGATCGTGACCAGCTACATGCTCGGCTACCAGCTCACGTCGGAAGGCGTGGCGGCAATCGAGGCGGCCATGCGGGGAGAGGTGCGCCCACCGCCGCCGGCCGCTCGCATCCAGGTCAACCGCACCCGTGATGAGTCGGGCCGCTTCTCTGGTATCGCCGCATGAGCATCCCCGCCATCGCCTACCGGATCCACGGTGACGACGTGCATGTGGTCCTGCGCCAGACGCACGGGGCCGCGGTCGCAGTCGTTCCGCAGTCGGACCTTAAGCGGTTCGCTTGGGGCATCCTGAACGACATCGCGCCCGACGATGTGATCGCCCACAACGATGACATCCGAGCCGTGCAGGG